ACCCGTCAGCACCGTAACCAGGTACGTGCTTCATGTAAGTTTTGAATCTTGATACTTCAGAACCAGGAAGATCTCCGATACCTTCAGGCAACCCATCTTCGTCAGCATCTTGTGAAAACAATCCCATAGTTCCTAATGAAATATACTTAGGTACATACATACCTAACATATCATATCCTTGATTTAAAACACCATCACCTACTAAGTATCGTGCAACGCCATATAGCATAGAATCGGTTGCACAATTATGCCCTTCGTGCTCTTGCACAACCGTACCATCAGGATCTAGTACACGCAGTAACACGTTGTGAGACAAACTTACTCTTTTACTAATCTCTGATATGCTATTCATGGTACCTCACTCTCATTCTCCGATTCTGAATGCAGCTGATACTGCGTAGTCCTATAAGAATTTTTGTCGTTGATTGACAATGCGTAAGTAGCATTTACCTCTGTGCCATCTGGTAACACATATTTTATAGCATTATCAATACGCCTGTGTAAATTTGGGTGTGTATATCCTAATCGGTCTTTTGCTAATGCAGTTGCATCTCGAAAAGTTGCAGGACCTTGCCCCATCGGCAAGAACCAATGGTGATTACCTTCATCATCTACATACTCGAACGGATGTATGTAAGGAGATATACTGTCCATTTTCACACCTCATTATATTTATAAACATAATGATACAAGGTTGAGTATTACATCAACCTTGTATGGGCTTCTTGATAATTAGAGATGTTTCCAAATTTGTAATTTCTTGAATATGAAACCGTTAGGCGGTCTGTAATAATCATTAGCGCATATTCTAAACATATCTGCGCCGTCTCGAATATACTGATTAAAGTTACTAAACAGCGTTGTAGTAGTTGCCGAACTTGTCATGAACCTGTTGAAGGAGTAGAGCCCATTTGCAGGATCTAATAAGAAATCACGAAATATACGTGGCTGAGATATTGTAGGAGAATAGTAATCTCGAGGAAAGACTTGATTCCAAGGTTGGCCACCGGACATTTCAAAATATCCATGAGCACATCCGAAGAATGCTATATCCTTAGTAGCCCCGACGCCGTCCCATTGAGGAGATTCGCATATCATTCGAACACCTACTTGCTGCCAATCTGTTATTCTAGACTTGAGGTCACATTCTGCAAGACAGTTGTTACCATCGCATACAAGACCATTCGATGTTTGTGTCATTCCGGATACTAGTGTAAATGCATCTCCGGCAGTGCCGGTTAAACTTGAAGTGAAATCCCACTCTTCGACTAATTCCTTGTCCCATGTTACATCTCCCCAGGTGTCACCCTGGGGTGCATCAAAAGGGATCCAAGTACCATATTCTGAAACTGTCAGAACCTTTCCAGCATCAGCAGAGGTTACTGCAGGTAATTCTTCTTTGAGGCTATGCTGAGAATATACAATACTCTCATCTTCACTGATGGTAAATGTTTTAGCAAGTAACTGTGTATCACTGTTAGCTAATATGACGGTAAAGCTAATTCGCTCAAAATCTGAAGGTGTACTGGTTCCTGTGTATGCATACTGCCGATTGTCATATACTGCAAATACTTCCCTACCAGAAGATATTGCAGATTTAATATCTGCATGCGATATATTAGCAGCATATTCGTCCGACTGACTATCGTATGTAATTGCTACAACAAGAGGAGCTATAGGTGCAGGCGCAGGTAATGAATCAGCACCCCAAACACCGTTAGAATTTACCTTTAGTACCTTACCAGTATCTGCTATGGAAACTGACGGAAGCTCACGGTCGGTTAAAGAATATTGACCTTGAGCATCTACACTAACTAACTTAGTAGCATCAGAAGTACTAGGTGTAGGCAATACGGGCTGATTGTTTAATCGTGCAATATCTGTATGAATTCCTTGCAATTCCGAAGTTACAGTTATCTGTGTCCAGCTAGCATTACTAAAAGTTCCTGTAGTAGGTGAAATACAAACATACAAATTAGAATTGTAAATGCAGTAATCACCAATTTCATATGATGCAGATTCAGAATATTCCGAAGCAATAATCCCGCTGTTGAAGCCTCCGCTTGATATTCTGCTTATAGCACTCGGCATTTCAGATACAAGAAACTGTTCGTCTGTACCTAACGCATCTTGTATAGCTTGTCCGATATCATTGATATCTTCTTCTCGATATAATTTTTGAGCCATTAGCTAACCTCCTTATGATAATTTAAATATTAGTGACTTGAAATCCGCAATAGAAATATTAGCAGGTACAATGACATTATTGTTAGTGTCTCGTATATCTTGCGTATTGTACATCACATTAGTATAGTAGTTATCACTAGCACCTTCACAGAATGGGGGACGCCCAGTTCGGCTAATTATAGGTAATTGAAGTTTGCTACCGCTTTGACCAGGTTGACAAGAATTCCAATTCTGCGTACTATAGTTTTGCTGACTTGTACTATCTAACTTATCATTAGAATTAACAAACAATCCATCATAACTAGAAGTACCTGCAACAAGTATGCAGCAATTATTAGTAGTATATAAGAAATAACCCTTATCAATTGAATCAATATCAAATCCGCTAGGTATGTCTGCACTGGTACATTCTACAAACTTATCAATAGGTGTAGCAGTGGTCCCATCCATATAATTCGCAACAGTCACCGATTGCAGATTATTAAACAGTTCCGTCGCAAATGGATGACTATGTGTAGTATCAAGGTTGTAAATCTTTGTAGGTCTGAATAGCACCGGACTAGTGTTAGTATAAGCATTGCCATTATTTGTGATTGTTAAGTTGTTGCTAGTGTAATTAAAGTCATCACTATCAATATTCTCGTCTTCTGGAATGCCGGTATTCATCATTGATGTGGGAGTAGTTTCCCAACCGCTAGGAAATACTAACAGTCCATTGTTTATACTGTTTCTGTAATTAAACTCGGATATTTTTGCAGTAACATCCCCATTCGAATCACGTTCAAACACAGGGCGTAAATAAACAACCATAGGAACAGTGCCATACGCTAGATAATAGTTACCACTTGCTAAAGTGTACATATGTGCTGACCATTGCGATAATGTGAGGTTACGAATTCGGCAATTGCGTTTTATACCTCCTAAGAGTCTTGCAAGAAATGTATCACCGCCGCTAGGTATGTCTTCTATAGCTTGTGCCATTTCTGCAACGGTATATGTATCAGATAATCCATTTTTACTTCGTATTGCATCTGCAATATCTTGAATATTAGTCTCTTCGTATAGTTTCAATGACATAAGTTACACCTCAATATGCAATATTGTTACCGTTTTCATATATAGCAGATACAGTTATAGCTGTCCATTTACTGCTGTCCCATGATCCTGTAGTTGATGCTGTGCATCTATACAAGCCGTATGAATATGTTACTACATCACCTGCAATATATGCGTGCGTAGAATCATATGCAGGTGCAAGCAGTGATAATAATGTGTCTGCATGCGATGCTGCAAGATCAATAGCCGCCTTGTGCGAAGATAGTTCATCACCTGTAGTAATTTCAGTCCAATCATTAGGATCGAATGAACCTAATGCTCCGATAGAGTTGATACATCTATAGAATTTACCTGTCCAGGTACAATAGTCACCTGCGTAGTAAGTATGTGTATCGTCGAAAGTATCAGCAAACAGTGTGATGTCAGACGAGCCACCACCACCCGAAACAGCGTCATCTACATATTTCTTTGTAGCTACATCCATATCTGCAATAGGCGCAGAACCAACAGTTAATCTACCTGCAAGTACTTCGTTACCTTGATAATCAAGCGTACGCGCATTAGATCTAGTTATTACATCATCTACATTTGTACCATTACCAATAATTTCAAGTTTATTGCTTTCGGGTGAAGAATATACTCCTCCGATATGTACAGCAGACCCACTGTTAGTCGTGGTATCATGACCAATGCCTTCTATGTGCGTACCAGGACCATAACTAGAAACCTTGTGATCCTTGCCCTCTACATGTGTATACGACATGTTGAATACTTGGTTATCGCTACCTTCTACATGCACATGCGACATAGATCCATATAATTTATTGTTACTACCTTCAATGTTAGCATATCCGCTAGTGGGCCCAGAATTTGTTACTGTAAGGTAATTGTAGGATCCTGATATCGTAGAATTATGATCCGAGAAAGATGTAGGTGTCCATACACCTTGTACAGCATCCCACTTACCTACAAAAGTAGTGAAATATTCAGTATATAAATTGCCTGTAGTTAATACTCGATAATAAGTATCTGGATCAGGGGATACAACAGCGGAAGCACGTAACACCCAACCGTCTGTTGTGCTAAAGCTAACCTGTCCTAAATTGTAGTTAGTATTGTTAAAATATAATATGACGACGCTGTCTACACCCTCAACGGTTAGGTTAAAATTGTTGTAAGACACAGGTGTGTTGATGTAGTTATGATCACCAAACACCGCAGACCCTCTACTAGAGTATACACTATTATATTCACCGGCTATGTAACTGCTACTACTATTTACTGCAGTATTATAATAACCTACAGCGGCGTCATAAGATCCACCAAACATGTATAAGTACTGACCGGAAAGGAAGTGGTCCTCGCCTGTCGCTATGCAGCTAGCACCTAAGATGTGACTGTTGCTTGTCCAAGATTTATTACCATTGCCTATTACAGTACCTTTGTAATTGTGTCCTATAATGTTTGAATCTCCGGAAACAAACATCGCTTCACCGAAAGCTTTGTTTGAATTTCCTAATATTGTAGATGTTCCGCCTGAATTTGTATTTACACCATTAACAGACATCGCAGTGAAATTGTCTACACCTGCAACAAACATATCTTTCATGCTCGAGCTGTCGTAAGCGAGTAGCTGGTTACGCTCTCCTGATATGAATGCATGACTTGCGTCGCAGATATTATACTGGCCGGTAACTGCAGAATACGGCTGAGTAATAACATTGTGTGAACCTGATAGTGCAGAACTACAGCTGCCTTCCGCTGTATTATCTTTGCCAAGTGTTACAGAATCTGACCCAACATTTGTAGCAGATTTTCTGTTCATGCTGAAGGATCCGCTACCTACAGGATTACTCTTTAGCATGTAACCTGACAAATCAATGGATCCTGTAGATCCTATCATTTCATATCGAGACTCCTCAGTAATCCAGATATACTCATCATAACTAATAGTAGAACCTTGGGAACTGCTTTGTAGCAGATACAAGACTGAAGGTGATCCAGGCTGCGGCAATTCTGCTACTACTTGATAACTAAAGGATGTAAGGTCGGACCAATGTACTCCGTTGACTACTATATCTCCGGCAGTTATTGTACCTGCAAAATTTGCATTTCCTGGACCGGACATTGCAAGTGTACCAGTACCAGTAGGATCTGCTTTCGTCAGGTAATCAGCTGCAGATACTTGTAATCGTATTGCGATAAGCTTGTAAGATTTAGGATTATCAGAAGCAGGATTATCTGTGTCAGCGCCTTCGACATATGTATAATATTGATCTAAATTTGCCGAATCCGGTAAATTAGGTAGTTCCGATACATGCACGCGTCCACCTTGATTCAGATTATCAGGCATATCAAGTATCCTCCTCATTTTCATTTATTTCAGTAACTGTTATAGTTGTATCAGAAGTTACATCCAGAACAGCATTAGTATCTTCAGTCGTAATTTCATCATCACTTCTATCTATTAATATAGAAGGTGTAGTTGCTTGAGTGTATTCTGTGTTGTCATCAGACATTGAGATTGCGTCACCTACCTGCATCATGATAGGATTGATACAAGGAGTAGGTACAGGATATACAGATTCTCTTCCGCCTGCTGCTGTATCACTCTCTAAAGTAGCTACAGGATATACATCGCGTCCGCCTACACCTACACTGTAATCACGACCTCTATCATATCTAAGATTCCAGGTATATGGATTATCGGCTTCAGGTTGTAATGGTAGTCTTCCATCGAATACTTCTACCTGTGTAGGAGTATATCCTAATCCGAAAATAGCTTCTCGTTCCTTTGTAGGAGGTACTTCAGGATCTATAGAAGGTATTAGAGACTTAACTATGTGATCATTGTTGCAGAGCTGCAAAGACGATAATGCTCTATATCCTGCATTTACTACAGGTTCTCCTTCGCTAACAGAGTTTCTATACCATGCAGTATCTCGTGTTTCTGAAGGAGTAGGTTGAGGTTCTGTCGCATCATGTACCTTCTGCAGACTTGCATAATCCTTTCGAGTATATCTACCTACACGAGTAGCACCTATAGACATATCACCATCATATAGATTAGTAAGCCTTGCATCAATGGATATTTTAGTTCTAGCATCGCACCTAACACCAGGTGTAGCAAATAGATACATTCCTACAGGTCTGACATATTCAATGCAAGCGTCTATTGGATTGTTCTCGCTAAAATAAACAACATCTATGTAACCCTCCGCAGTATGTGGAGTTACATAGACAGAATTTACAGGTATCGAAGTATCTTCTAGTCGATTGTATAATATATTTTTCTCTTTGCCGTAGTTAATGATATTAAACTGTGCTAGATTTACTTCGGCAGCTAATGTAACTCCGTCTTTACTTCCGCGGTTGCGTATCATTGACATAAAGTAAACTAATACAAGCCGGTTAAAGGCTGTAGGCAATCTGTCATCATATTTGAAGCCCATTGTATCTGCAAGCATCCACAAAAGATTATCAGGACATCTCAATGGGTCATATAGATCAGGCATATTTTCAGTGTCATACTGTGTTTTAAGCAAGCATGTAGCAAACCAACGCAGAAATAGTCTGAAATCACTGCTTTCTAAATATACCTCAGGAATCGCAATATCTGTTAGCTTCATACAATGTACTCCGGTGCAATTTGTATATCGCCTGCATCTGATTCTGTCAACGGCAGGTATCGGGCGAACGATATAGGATTGAAATATTCAATGTCACATCCAAGCCACCTTATGATGTTATTGGATAAACTTCCAGCATCGAAATAATCTATCCTATCGTCTGCATTTTCTATAACTTTGACAATCTCCATGAGTGTAGGTTTCTGGCCTATAGCACGATTCGAAGGTGCAAAATAAAGTGATAAATCTTCTTTTACTTTCTTGATGATGTTTTCACCTACACTGCGGCTTACAGGTTGCTTAGGATAAATTTGACCGATGATGTAGAATTCAAATAGACGAATGTATCCAAATTGCAATTCAACAGACATCGCTTGTAGCGGCCTGTAGTCACGTATTATGTTATCAATAAATTGCACAGGCGGTTTATATCGCTTGAACATTGCGTCATTTCTAATTTGTGCAGTAGCTACTTGACTATTACCCCATACGCTATTCTGAAAATCATTATGGATAGCAAAACACATGGCAGTGTAAGTTTTAAAGTTACTCACGAACTTTGTAATGTCATCAGCATTGTACTTAGCATTCAGCATAGAAGACCAATCTATGTTAGCAGTACTCTTCGGAAAATCGAAGTTGTTAATGTACATCTTGGACTTCTGAGAGTCTGTAAGGTTAGTGTCATCAAATATTGCTTGATTAATTTCTAATGCTTTCTGACAATCAATTACTACACCGCAATCTACGCCAGGTTCTCTATTCAGGAACCTAGTGAAATCAGGAAGTGTTATTAGGGAGTCCCAAGTATTGATATAGTTTCTACTAGACAGATAAGCTTCTTTTGCCGTTTCAGGACTCTTACCTGCTATTGCATATGTATGAGGAATTTCTACTGTATTAGAAAGATTAGATAACAATAAGTTTCCGCCTTGCTCTAACCCAGTGTCCATACTATCACTAGGTTTTGCTTGTAAATACTTGCTCAATACATCTGCGCCTACACAACCAATTACACCTGAGCAATCAATCCAATATACTGTCAGGTAATTATTATCATAATTCTCTAATTGATTGAGGTAGTTACTGACTTG